TTTTTATAACAAATTCAACACGATAAAAAATAAGTTTTTTCATTTTAAACACCCTTTCTGCGGTTTATGGGTTATCCGCTTTCCCTTTGTCTGTATACATTATACCATATTGCTAGCAATATATCAATAGGCATTTTGCATGAAATTTGCTAGCATTATATGTTGAAATTGTATATTGATAGCATTATAATTATATGATATAATAGAGCAAAGAGGTGATAACATGGTAAGCGAAGCACAAAAGAAAGCCACAAGCAAATATATTTCAAAAGCATATGACCAAGTATCTTTACGAATGCCAAAGGGCAAACGAGAAGAATACAAAGCCCATGCAGAACGGCAAGGCAAGAGCCTGAACGCCCTTATAATTGAACTACTCGAAAAAGATATGCAGGAGCATTAAGCCCCTGCATTTTTTTATTAATCATTTTCCTGCTGTTTTGAATAATCTCTCATAAATTGAGGGGCGGAACAATTTTCACAAACAGTTGAATCCGTAAAATGATAAACACATTCCTCACAGTAACCATAACAGCCGCACTCAAAAAAACCGCATTTCTTATTATCGCACTTACCAAAATCAGTATTTTCCTTGCACCAAAAATTAAACTCTTTCATTTTAAAAAACTCCTTTATTCAAATTTGAGATTATTCACAGCTTTGCACATTTGGTTGAAATTGCTATGTACATAACGCTGGGTAGTTGTTATATCAACGTGTCCAAGCAATGCTCTAAGGGTTTCGATATCTGCACCGCACTGAATAAGATACGTTGCATAGCTATGTCTAAGCTTGTGCGGGGTGAGATACTGTAAATCAGGATACTTTGTTTTTTGTTGCTCATAGAACGTTCTATAGAGCCTGTTATAACGTCTAAGGGATATTACTGTATGCGTTATAGGTGAAACGAACAGAAAGCCGTCTGAGACGTCCTGAGAGCGTATCTGATGAAGAATAGCTATTGCATTACTATGCAAGGGGATAAGCCTATCACGGCGAGATTTTGTGGTCTGTACAATCCTATCACCGCATGAAGTATGTACGAGTGTCTGACAGACTTTAAGATATCTATTATCAAGGTCAATGTTATCCCAACTAAGGGCGAGAAGTTCACCACGGCGGAGACCTGTCCACAAGTCAAGCTGAAACATTCTGCAAACTCTACTATCATCATCAAAAAGGTGTACGAGATTATCGGGGCTGAAATATTCAGCTTCTTTTTTTATACGTTTTGGAGGTTTAACATAGTCGCAAGGATTTTTGTCACAATAACCATTAACTATAGCTTCACGGAATACACGTTTAAGTAAGAAATATGAACGTCTTTGGCGGTCATTACTGTAAGATAGGGTGGATTTAAGACAATTCTGAATATCAATAGGCTTTACGCTCAGAAGCTCCATATCGGCTATATAACCGAAGTGTTTTTGATTTATATAGTAATAGTCCTTATAGCAATCATAGGCTATCACATCAACGCAGTATGCGTTATAGAACATCTCAAACCATTCTTTAAAAATCATAGGACATCATCATTTCCATTCTCTTTAAGATATTGAAGTATATCATTGCAGTTCTTTTCGACTTGACTTGAAAAGGTGAAACTACTTTCATACTGATAACAGACATTAGCACGAGGGGGGGAGACTATCGGCAAATCATCTTTGAAATCTGAATTGCAATAGATCTCTTTAGTTTTACGAACAATGTTCTTGCTACTCCAGAAGAATTTACCGAAAATTTTCTTTACGTCCTTAGTAATGTACTTTGTGACGTAAAAAGCTAGGTTTGACATCTGTCCGTAAGTCTGAATAGCTGTTGAGAAACCATAGCGCCAATCAGAAACATTATACACAACAGGCAAATCAGATATATCACAGCCGAGCTTATCACATATATGCAGACGCTTTATAGTATCTATTTTAAGTGGCTTGTCATGACCCTTAACAAGACGTGTACCACTATCAACGAACTTAAAGTCACAATCGTTTATAAGAGCGTGGCAATGTATACCGCCTTTTTTGTGAAACTCAGGAACAAGGACATAACGCAAGCCTTTACGTTGAACAGCATTATCAAACCAACGTTTCAAGGGCTTAAAGACTTCCCGAGGGTCGGAGCGGTCAAAATCTTTACCGCTAAATGTTATAGTAAGAAAGTACTTCCAATCATTCTGATAAACAATATCAAAGATACTTTGCTTTGCTCTTTGAACACTATCGGAACGAACTTCACCGCTTTGTGACTGCTTATCTTTAAACTTGCGAGTATCAAGCATATCAAGCGTTATGTTTCCGTTTTCGTCCTCATACTCAAAATAACATATGTAATTTTCACGAGCCGTTTTAAGTTGCTCTTGTCTTGAAAGTTCGTCAATACTATGTTCATGCTTGCAGTGATACTCAAATGCAGGGTCTTTAAAAATGTGTCGGTCAGAACGTGTTATAGTGTAACTGCCGTCACGATATTCCTTTATCTTTGTATTGCACTTGACCTCTTTAGAGGACGTTTTTAGGGGCATTTTTAACACCTCATTTTTAAAAATGAGTACTTTTTGTGGCTAATATCAAGTAATAGCCACACGCACCGCAGGGCGGCGCAAGCGCTCGCCCCTGCGGTCGCTCGTGGCTATACGCCACGCCTTTTTCGCAGACTTCTGCTTGTCTTTCTATCGTGCATAATGTCACTTGTAACATCTACTCCACGATTGGCAAGTATTTCCGTGTCGCTGATGTACTCCTTATCAAGCATATTATCTACAAGCTGAGAAGTATCATAAAGCTGTCGGCTCTGATTAGTCTGCAAATACAAACGGCTGTAAAGCTTTTTCGGCATATATGACTTATTCTCAGTATATGCCTCATACTCGTCTATATCGTAGGTTTTGACCTTAATAAGGCGTGTATAAGGGTGACGGAATGTAGCACGGCACGTTGACACTGTAGCCGTTATATCTCGTATCTGCTTATCAAGCAGATTGAAGCGTTGCACTGTAGCAAGTATCATCATTTTGCGCTTTCTACATTGACAAAGGTGCTGAAAAAGCGGTTTAGGAACGGCTCTTTTACCACCTGAAAAATCTCGTGAATTGAAGATAGTGCCTATCTCATCAATCACCACAATGCAATTTTTAGGAGCGTGCAGGATATCTTGTGCGGAATTAAGCTTGTATATATTCGTCCACTCAGGGAAGTTTTGAAGATTGATATTTGTAAGTATAGACAACTGAGGATAACGCACGCAATAGTTATATGCTATCTGAGCGAGGGTTGACGTTTTACCAGTGCCGAATTTACCAGTATAAAGGTGTATGCCCCAACCTTGAAAGATAGCGGAATTATTGAAGTATGCACCGAAAAGGTGGTCATACACCTCATAAGTAATAAAGGGCGGTATTTGTTTTATGTAATCAAATATAATCATAACAAATCACCTACACAGCACTTGCACAACGTGTCATGCGTATCATCACATTATAGAAAAACTTGCAGAAGATACAGAGCATAACCACAGCGAATATAAAAGCCATGCCGAGAAGCAAAGCGTCATATCTATTCATGACTTCTTGCGAAAGATCACAGCCCATTAACTTCAAAAGCTGAAAAAATGGATTGTTTTCATCAAACACTATGTGTACTTTCATCATCACTCACCTCACTATCATTAGTTTCAACCGCAGGAACGGCTTTTATTTCAACATCTTCACCGAACATAAGATATTCAATAAGCTGTTTTCTGTTTCCGCTGAATTCATGTTCAGCTTTAAAGTTTCTAAGGTCAGTGAAGAAACCTATAACACCGCTTATAGTACAAACCAAAAAGCAGACAGCGAGTATAAACAAAACCAAGTTAAGCATTATTCTACCTCCTAACGAGCCATACAAGTGAAAAAATCATCAATACGGCAAGAACAAAACATATTATATTAACCATTATAATTACTCCTATCGTTTTAAAAGATATATAATGAAAGCAGATGAACAGGATAAAATCATACTGCCGACAATAACAGAACCAAGAGAAAAAGTATAAGAGCCAAAATCAAAAGTATAAGACATACAGAGAGTTAAATTATAAAAGATAACTTTGAAAGCATAAATAATATCCATACACACCACCTTATTTAATAAGATTAGAAACAGCATTAAAAATATACTGAGAAATGTTACGACAGGCAGTAAAGCCAGTTGAAAAAATAGTTTCAAGAACAGCGTCAGGGATAAGATAAAACAATATAGCAGATACAAGAATAGCAACTACACGCATAATATACCCCCTTATTGAATGACATACTTAATAAGTGCAAGTGTGAGAAATGTAACAAACCATGCTGTAAAAGTAGCAATAAACCAATCTGGAAGAATACGGATTGAAGCAGTTAAAAACTCAAAGTAAGAACTAGAGGTTGAAAAAATAGATGAAAAGTCAGTATAATCAACACTAGCAAAATTTTTAGAGAAAGTATTATCTTTATCATGCTTCTTCTGTTCTTCAAGTGTGCGTTCTTC